GGTGGTAAACTCTCTATTGAAGAATTAGTAATCTATGATATAATATTTTCATATAGTAAGGACTATGACAAAAAACTTTTAGATCCTGTGTGGGAAACCGTCAGTCTAAAAATAAAAAAGTATAGTCCATTCCTAAATATTAATGTAACTGAGTATAAAAACTACTTAGTTCAACGTGTCAAAGAGAGGTATCATTAATGAGCGATTTTTTCAAATCTGATCAGGTTCAAAGTACTATTGCTGAGTTAACAGCACTCCAACAACAACTTGTTACGGAGATGCCTTATCTCAATAGGATGAAGCCTGAGCAAAAGAAAGATCATTTGGTGACATTAAAAACTTTCTTAGAGAAACAGAAACTTTTCTTCTTTCGTATCTCTTTATCGAATGATAAGGAAGCATTAGAGATGAAGCAAAGGTTGATTGATGCAACTAAGATGTTTGGTGTTGATAATGAGATGGATAATATGGATGCATTTTTTGAAAAACTCAATGAAACTATAGATGAAATTGAGGCAAGTATTGACAATTAATCTCTCCTATACTATAATAAAAACATACACAACTTAATCCGCATGTCATTCGCAAATTTAAAAAAGAAATCAAGAGCAGGTTCTCTTACAGAAAAACTTATTAAGTCAGTTGAGAAACTGAATGATAAGAATAGTAATGTAGATGACCGTATTTGGAAACCAGTCGTAGATAAGTCTGGTAATGGTTATGCAATAATTCGTTTCCTTCCAGAACCAGAAGGATGTGATCTACCTTGGACAAGAGTATACACACACGCATTCCAAGGACCAGGTGGTTGGTACATTGAGAATTCACTTACCACATTAGGACAGAAAGATCCTGTATCAGAGCACAACACACAGTTGTGGAACTCTGGTTCTGATGCTAACAAAGAGATAGCAAGGAAGCAGAAGCGTAGGTTATCATATTACAGTAACATCTATATTGTTAGTGATCCTGCTAACCCTGAGAATGAAGGTAAAGTATTCTTGTACAAGTATGGCAAGAAGATCTTTGATAAGATTCAGGAAGCAATGAAGCCTGAGTTCGCAGACGAGACAGCAATCAATCCATTTGATTTCTGGAGTGGTGCAAACTTCAAGTTGAAGATTCGTAGAGTCGAAGGTTATCAGAACTATGATAAGTCTGAGTTCGATAGATCAAGTGCTCTCTTTGATGATGATGCAAAACTAGAAGAGGTCTACAATAAACAGTATGATCTTAATGAGTTCACTGCAGCAGACAAGTTCAAAGATTATGATGCTCTTAAGAAACGTCTTGAGAATGTTCTAGGTTTGAATCAACCAGTCAAGAGACCTGTACTTGATGAGGAGGTTGAAGATGAAGATACAGGTCGTGGTAGTTTCGTTGAACCTACTACACCAGCTCGTACTCCTGCACCAGCAGTTGCAAGTGGTGCATCAGATGAAGATGAAGATGAATCACTGAGTTACTTTGCTAAGTTAGTTAACTCATAAACCTAAAAGAAAACCCCCTCTTTCGAGGGGGTTTTTTTATACTCCAGATATTCTGGGGTTATAACTTTCTTTTAAATTTCGATTTATATAACTGGATGTCTTTTTATACTTCATCATATTTTTCATGTCTGATATAAACACACCAATCATAGTTGGTTTTAGTAATACTATTTTTCTTTTTTCATCATTCTTTTTAGATTCATACTGATAATTGGTAATAGGAACAACTGGATTTGTAGTTATAGTTGAGTTAGTACCATAGTAACTGTATTGAAAATCTTTATCAACTTCAAGTCCTTCTGCAAGAATAGTTCTATTATCTTCATCAAGTATTGCTGTAGTTTCATAATGGTGAACATTTTCTAATGCTTCAAATGATCCGTATTTATCTAACATCATTTCATGTAGATCATTGTTGGATAAAGGCCATTGATCTCTAACATTGGTAATGTTATTTGTTATTAGCACAACCCAATCTAAATCTGGATCATCATATATGACTCTTGCAACAGTGTCAGGTCTCATATTCTCTTGAATATTATAGTAATCAAATGTAGTTACTGAATTAAATATATCCTCTCGCATTATTGCTCGTCTGAATATATTTTTTACTATTAATCTCTCATCATTTCTACTTCTTTTAGGTAGAAGTGAAGCGTGAGATATGTCTGGGAGTTCTCTAAAATATGCCATTAGTATCCTACCTCGTTAATTCCTACTTTATAAAGACCACCACCAACTTTTCCACCATCTTGTATATCATCATTAAATAATCTGTCTTTCATAATATCTGTAGAGTAGTCTGTATCGTATACAGGTTCTAGTTCTTGCATTCTTAAAGACATTATTGTACTTGTTGGTTGACCATCTTCATATGCACTCCATACTCCATCTGGAGTATAGTTAATTGCACAACCAGTTACTGCGACTGTTTTAATTTTATTTACACCTTCAATATCTATTTCTTCATTAGTTTTATATTGTACATGAAATACATTTGGTGTTCCTAACCATAAACTTTTCTTTCCTGCTTTACCTGCTAACTTTCTAGCAGCCATTCCTTGTTTGAAAAATCTAATTATATTTCTAACAGTCTTTGCTTCTTTTTTACTTCTAGGTGTCATCTTCCAACTGAATTGGAACTCTCTTAGTGTTGGTGAATTGAATAGTAATTCTAAGTTAGCATTGGGAACAACTCCAAGTCCTCTTGCTAATATTGATTCTGGAGATACATTAACTCCTTGTCCTGAAAGAATTCTAGATTGTAATGTTGCTCTTAAAGTTGCTCCTGCTGGACCTTTCGTCATAGAAGATAATGCTCCACCCATTAATGCATCTCCTGCAATAAGACCAGTTACTGCTGCATCTCCACTACCAAGTTTAGTCATGAAATTTGCAACATCACCTCCTACTTTAGCACCTGTAGCAAGACCCATATTTGCTCCAACATAACCAGTAATTGCAGCAGAGATATTATTCATTTGATCTTCACCCCAACTCACATTATTTGAGTCACTAACATCACTTGGCATTGGCATTTTTACCATTCCAAGATAGTCTTTTAGAGCAGAAGTTCTTTGGTTTCCTTGTGTTGCTGCCCAATGTGATTTGGTTCCTTTGCTAGTCTTCACCATAGATGATCTTGGTGGTCTATATGTATACTGAGTAATACGAACATGGTCTTGGTTATAACCTGTACCATCTCCAGAATATATTGCATCGTTAGGGTAGTTCAAATAACCACCAGCAGATTTCATTAATTCTTTTATTATATTTCCAGTGTGTGGTGATAGTTCTGTTGCTGCTTCTTCATATTGATATTTCTTTTTATGACCATCAGTATTACCTTGACCACCTCTACTTTTAGGTGTTCTGTAATTATTTTCCTCCCTATTAGTTTCGGATAGTTTAGCATCATCTCCTGTATCAAAATTTTCTTTGCTTGTCTTTATCCATCCTGGTGTAATTGCTTTATTTGCATTACCACCAGCAGCTTCCTGTGTATCCTTCACCTTACTTTTTACTGTTTCAAATATTTGATCTCTAGTTTCTTGTGGTATATCAGTCTTTCCTCTATACGTCCAATCTCCATCTTGAAACAGCAAAGTCTTACCATCGTTTTCTGTTAACTCTACTAAACCTGTCTTAGAGTTATAAAACAAACGACGATCTGGGTCTGATGTTAAAGGTATTTCTGTTTTTGACATTAAGGACTATCCCAAACTGTTTCTGGAGAGACACTGCCATATTTATTAACGAATCTCTCTGTTACTAGCATAGCAATGTCAGCCCACTCTGTTGAGTCTTCGGGAATAATAAACAAACCATCAATGTTACTGATAAAATATCTATGTAATGTTTTATCTGGTAAGTTTGCTTCTCTTTTATTTATGAGGGAACCTGCAATCGATGATCTTATAGCAGGATTATAGTAATGTAAGTTGGCAGCAAGTATAGAATCTACTTTAATATCTAATATGTATGCGAGTGGTCTACGATCCCACCACGGATATTTATCACCGAATGCTGCAGAGTATGAGAAGAAACATAGTTCTCCTACTTCTGGGAATCTTTGTTCTGCTATTGGTAGTAGTTCTCCATACAATTCATTAGCAAACCAGTCTGCATCAGTTCCAGATGTTGTTTTAGACCTTTCTAATATTCTTTTACCTATGGTTTCTTGATCATCTAAACCAAAGTCAGCTTCTTTTGCTGCTTCAATTTTGGCAAGATCTCTTGCTCTTCTTTGTTTGAGTGTTTTCCTTGGCATTATCTAATACCTAATTCATGTTCAGTCATAATTTTAAATTCATAATTGTTATCTTTACAGAATTCCTTTGCTGCTTTCCACTTTGCTTGATTGACTGCATATGTTCTGACTGAATATGCCCAAGACTTAGTTCTTCTTTTTGGATTTGTTGTTGGCATCTTAGTTTCTTTTTTAGGTTTAACTTCGACTACCATTGTTCTTCTTTTTCCATTAGCATCTCTATACTTTACAAAGAAGTCTGGAAAATATCTGTGTACTCTTCCATCAATTGGAGAACGATAAGGAATAAAGAATTCTTCTGACTGCCATTCACTAACTGACTCAGTAAGATCGCACCAATTCATGAATTTCTTTTCCCAACTAGATCTATAAACTATGTTTGTTGGGTTTCCTTTGTACTTTTTAGGGTGTCTTGGAAAATATTTACCATGATGTGACATATATAGTTACGTATAACT